AAAGGGCCACTGGAGCACGGTTCTTCGTCTGAAGATTTCGCCTCTTAGGATTCTTGTTAGAATTCTTTTGAGAGGTCTTTGATTTAGGCATGTCTATACAATTTGTAGATGGTTCCAACCCTTGTAAGGGGGAAGGACTGTTCATCTTGTTGGACTCCTGGTTCCCGTGATGAGCTTAGCTTATCTCATCCTCTTCGCAGAATCGCACATTAGGATTCGCGGAAACCCCCCAGTTGCTTTGGGGTGGAGCTGCTCCGTGCAGTCTCTCGGCTTTTTGTTTAGCACGTAAGTGTTTACAGTCGATAGTAGACTCTAGCTTGCCTTAAACTAGATTAACCCTTGATCAGAGGACTATCTTCCAACGTTTTGGGCACAGGTGAAATACCTGCCAACAAGACCCACTAGTGAGAGGGATTCTCTTCCTCTCACCCGATCGACTCGGTTTAACGACATGAGTTGGTCGGCGGAATGTGCTATCAGTCCCCCCAGAAGTCCGCTCTTTGATGAGCATCAGGCTTCTGTTCCTTGAAGTCAATCCATTTTGGCCAGAGTAAGATCTTCCATCGCCTTTCAAACCCGCGTCCTGTACGGACCAGGGAAGACCGACCTTGTGACTCTATCGCTGCCTGGAATGGGTCCTTCGATTCTAGAGACGGTTCGACAATTGTCTTACCCTCTGGAAGAGGACACTTCATTTGGGATAAATGCCTTTTCTTAACCCAGTACATTGCTACTCCGATCTGGAGCGGCGACGTATGAACCTGGATTCCAAGAGGAGCGGTTACACCAGCTCCTCCCAGAATTTGTGGTAAGAAGAGATTCCGGCCCTGTTCTTCCAAAATTTCCTGACTGTGCATTGAGTTGTACAGTTTGAAGATTTCTGCCTGTTTCCCAGGAAGAGACCCTCGCACCACTTCGTCTATGACAGCAGTTATTGGTGATTTGACAGGACCATCGTCAGAGCCAACTTTGCCGAGGACTTTATGCCTACCTACAAGGAGACCCACGTTCAAGAACTTAATCTCGACCGGAGTCGAC